GTGTTCCAATGAAAAAAGAAGTTATGATTAAAATCACTGTAACCGATGATATTATTACTCTTGATGGTGTGAACTTGGATCAACTGTCCACGGATGACATCATCTACAGTATTAAGGAGCTTGTCGCTCTTGCGAAGATTATGCAAGGATGACAGAAGGGAGATTTCACAAATGGAAATGCGTAAATTCGTTATCGAGATTCACCCGGATGGCACACTGACATGCTGCGAATATGAGGAACCCAAGGATGCTGTCAGAGCAGCAAATGGCCGTGCATGGTTGGCCGGTTATCAGCAGGCCGTTGCGCATTGCAATGAGCAAGTTAAAACGCTTGAAGGGATTAACGGAAACAGTACAGCGGCTAGTTTAATGTATCAGGGTGCCGCTTATGTACGTGATGGGGTCGTCAAAATGTATCAGAAGTATTGCAAAGATGCCGCAGGCGACCCCCGACGTAAGTGCCCCGACTGCGGGTGTTGTTGCGATTATGGCTCCGCATGCTGCGACATGAAAGGGGGCAATATAGACCATCCTGGGGGGTGCAAAAAATTGTAAGTCGAAACGGCCTCCGGGCCGTCTACCGGGACCGCCCGCCCGGTATTGATAATGACAGGGCACAGAATGAAAGGAGTTATATTATGAATTTTCGTAACAACAAGAGCGCAGCCAGTAAGAGCAAGGATAGCAAGAAGCCCCGTAAAACTGAAATGACATTTGTTAAATTAAATGAAGTGGAGGGGGCCTTGCAGATTGAGGATGGCGCCATGTGGCTTAAGTCTGGCAAGTATGACGCCCCGTCAGTGTCCATTAAGGTCGACCCGGATGTAATGCTGTCCGACTGGGTGCGCAAAATTACCTTGCGCAATGTTGAGCTGACTGTCGAGGAGAATGAGAAGGGCTACTCTGAGCTTGTCATCTCCGGCCAGAGCAACACCGACGATGCGGGAGATTTGCCATTCTAATCGGTGGGCGGCCTATGGCCGCCCTTATTTTATAGGAGGCCCCATGAAAAGTAAAGATAACAGAGTATCCTTGCTTAACTGCGACGATTCTTTGATCTACCTCGCAACGGCCATTGTATATAGTGGAGTTACAACTAATGATGTCAAGTTTTTCCGCTCTGAATGGGCCAAAATCATTTTCAACGGATTGGGCATTGAAGCGGACCCTCTGGACTGGTATTATATGATAATGGATAGAAAGGAGCGCGAGAAGCATGGCAGTAGGTGCCGCTAAAGCAAGTGCAACCCTTAAATACAGTGCCGAGCTATATACCCCCTATGCGTTGGAATCGTGGCCAGATAATCAGATGCGCAAAGAATACACTCGACTGCGCGATATTGCGCAGAAACGTATTAAGCGCCTATCAAAAGACCCCATCAGCGGCACAAGCGACGTTTATAAAGAATTTGCCGGAGGTTTTCCCACCCTAAAGGCAATGCGCGGAGACCGTAAAGCATTGGAACAGGCGCTCGCAGATGTAGCGCGTTTTGTGCGTTCTAAAGGTTCCACCGTTGGCGGTGCCCGTGAAGAATTTACGCAAAAAATGAAAGTTAGCGGTATTGATGTAGCCGACGTGCCCGAGGATCAGTACACGGCCTTGTCGGAATGGTGGGAGATCGTAAAAGCATCGGGCGTATACTACTATCCGTCCGACCAGCCGGTTATGTACTGGCGCGAGAAAGGGGGCTACAATGTCAGTATTGACGATTTTGTAAAGTGGCAGCAAGGCGAGGTCAACTATGGTAAAGAATGGGACTACAGCGACGGCAGCAGTTCCGCCGACCTGCGCGGAGGTTTCGGCGGAGGCTTGTAATTACAACCCTGTCCCGTGGCTTATGGAGCATCTAGACCGCAAACACACAAAAGGCAAGAAACGCAAAACGAACAAGAAGCGCTTATATGTGAATATGCCGTGTGCGTTTGATATTGAGACTAGCCGAGTATGTGTTGATGCGGACGACAATCCCCACACCATAATGTATATTTGGCAATGCCAGCTGGGTTTGGATATTACCATTATCGGCAGGACTTGGGACGAATGGTTACACTTTACAAGCATAATCAGCGACTATTTGCAAGCAAACAGCGGTCCGCAAGGTGACTGGTTTCTGTGTATGTACGTTCACAATCTTGCACATGAATTTCAATATTTGTCGGGTATTCTGGATTTTGGCCCGGGTGATGTGTTCGCCAGCAAACCCCGTAGGGTCTTAAAATGCGACAATCGCGCTATTGAGTACCGATGCAGTATGCGACACAGCAATTTGTCCCTTGATGCCTGGGGCAAACAGCTAGGTGCCCCTCATGCCAAATTGACGGGGGCACTTGATTATTCCAAAGTTCGGTATCCATGGACGCCTTTAACGTCTACAGAATTAGCGTATTGTGTCAATGATGTTCGGTGTATTGTGGAGTGCCTGTTAATCGAGATGAACCGAGATGGCGATGACCTGTACACTCTACCATTAACGCGCACTGGCTACGTCCGGCGGATGGCCCGAGAAGCAATGTATAAATGGGGCATTAAACGGGTCAAGCGCCTTTTGCCGTCATGGGACCTTTACCAAATGTTACGGGAAGCGTTCCGGGGCGGTGACACCCATGCGAATCGGTATTATGTAGGTCTCCATTTGGAAAACGTCGGTTCCGTGGATATGTCGAGCGCCTATCCTGCCGTTCAATGCGAATGTTATTTTCCTATGACACCATTTAGGCAGGAACCGGCCACCGTAGAGAGGTTAATGCAGTGTATGAGGCACGGCAAGGCTTGCTTGATGCGCTTGCAAGTAAAAGGTTTGCGCCAGCGCTTTAAGTGGTGGGGGTTCCCATATATTCCCCTTGCAAAGGTTCGGCACTGTGAAGGATACATTAACGACAATGGCCGTCTGTTGTCTGCTGAACAGTTGGAGATCACCATAACCGATATAGATTTTAGAATCATTGCCAAAGAGTATGACTGGGATGCCCTTAATGTTCTGAACCTATATACGTCCGATTATGGCAAACTGCCAAAGCCCTTGACGGATTGTGTAAAAGAGAGTTATACCGGTAAAACATCCCTTAAAGGTGTGGCCGGTCAAGATTTGTATTATGTCAAGGCCAAGGGCGATCTCAATAGCTACTACGGCATGACCGCACAAGACCCCTTGCAGCTGGACACACTTTTTGACGAGGATGACCCCGACAATCTTTGGAGCGAGTGCACCGACGACCCGGAGGGCAGTTATAACGAGCATCGCCCCCATTTGTTTCTGCCCTACCAATGGGGCGTATGGACAACGGCTCACACTCGCAAGCGCCTAAAAATAGCGCAATGGGCCGCGGGCAAGAATGGTGTGTACTGCGACACTGACAGCGTCAAATACATGGGCAATATTGATTTAGCGGAGTTTAACAAATCTGTGAAGCAGATTGCGAAAGATAATGGTGCGTGTGCTACGGACCCAAAAGGCAATACTCACTACATGGGCGTGTATGAGCAAGAGCGCAGCTACGCGGAGTTTATGACGTGGGGCGCAAAAAAATACGCGACTACCTATAAAAAGGGCGGGCCGATTACTACTACCATAGCAGGAGTTAGCAAGCGGAAAGGCGGTTTGGAGCTTGCCCTGTGGGGTGGTTTTGAGGTATTCAAGCCCGGCTTTACGTTCTGTCTTGCCGCCGGAAATCAGGTTATTTATAATGACCGGCCCAATGTGCCCGATTTTGTGGTTGACGGGCATACGGTACATATAACAAGAAACCTGTGTATTTGTGATAATACGTACACATTGGGAATTACCGACGAATACGCAAAGATATTAGGGTACAAGATTATGGAGGTTGTCTGATGATTAAACTATACACTGACGAAGGATGGCCGAATTTTTCCGAAAAAGATGGCATTTTGTCAACGGGAGCGTCTATTATTTTTATTTGGGGCGGACGTGGTACCGGCAAGACCTATGGAGCGCTAAAGCACGTACACCAGACAGGGGAAGAATTTCTGTATTTGCGCCGCACGCCACAGCAAGCGGAACTTATTTGCGCGTCGCCCAGTATGTGGCCGTGGTCTCCGTTGAACGACGATTTGCAAACACATTATGCCCCATTTAAAATACCTAAAATCACCGGTCTCTATGAAGTGGGCAATGCAGGAGCCTACACGGATACAGGAGCGCCCATAAAACCGGCCAAGATGTCGGGCGTCGTGGGGAGCGTCGTAACTCTTGCTCGCACTCGCGGCTTTTCAAGCCCCCATACCAATATAATTATTTTAGACGAGTATCAGAAAGAAGAGACTGACTATTACCGGCGCGGCGAGGGCGTGGGCCTTGCTAACATTTATGAGACGGTCAACCGTAACCGCGAATTGCAAGGGCAAAAGCCCCTGACGCTGTTGTGTATGTCGAACGCTGTTGGCATGGCAAACCCCTACTATATGCAGTGGGAGATAACCGATACAGTCGAAAAGATGATCGGCAAGAAAGAACGTGTCAAGCTGCTTGCGGATAAAGGAATTCTACTTATTGACTTGGTCGATAGTCCCATAGCGAGAGAGAAAGCTAATACGGCCCTCTATAGGTCCATGACCGGAACGGACTTTTATAGGTCCGCTATTGAAAACCAGTACAGCGCCGAGGAGAAAAGTCTTGTTGTATCCCGGCCCCTCCGGGAATACTACCCACTTGTTCAAATTGGGCGGTGCTGCATTTATGAGCATAAGAGCAAACCCCTTTACTATGTGTGCCGGCATCGGTCCGGCGAGATGCCCACATACGGCACCGGCGATTATGAGCGGAAACGATTTAGGGCCGCGTATGGGTATATCTGGCCCGCGTACTTGCAGAGGCAAATTGAATTTGAGCGATACTCGGATGAAATTTTCTTTCGCGAGTATTGCGGTACTTGACTTTTTTATACGGGTGATATATATTAAAGTTAATCCCAGGTGCCCACAGGCAGCCCCCAGAAGGGGCGGGCAAGCGTCAGCCAGCGCAAGAACCTGGGATTTACTTGTATCTGTATGGGAGGTGTACAAAATGGATGCCAATACTGTAATTCAGGCTATTTCTAACGTGGGTTTTCCCATTGCCGCATTCTTGCTAATGTGGTATCAGTGCAACACCGTGGTTAAGGAGAATACTGCGGCTATTACCGAAATGCGGCTCGCTCTGGACGAGATCAAGAAGGAGAGCTAACTTATGGGGTGCTATATCATTTTTGCCCAGTCAATCACAAACGAGCGCGCGTTCCTGCTGGCTGATTTGTGCGCTCGTTTGGATGTCACCTATTATAGCGACTGGGCAAACGTTGCCCACACGCGGCAATGTTGCGCGGTGGGCCCTGTCACCAAAGGAGACAAAGACCAAGTAGTTAAATGCTTGGCACATGACACATATGTTGTGATGGAGGCGACCAAAGTTGAAAATCAGTGAAAAAGCGGCCCTCGCAATGGCCGGATACACCAAAGCAGAGATCGAAGCTATGGAGCAGCCCGTGCCGCAGCCCGCACCGCAGCCCGTGCCGCAGCCCGTGCCGCAGCCCGTGCCGCAGCCCGTGCCGCAGCCCGTGCCGCAGCCCGTGCCGCAGCCCGTGCCGCAGCCCGTGCCGCAGCCCGCACCGCAGCCCGTGCCGCAGTATGATGGCCTTGAAACCCTGTTGCAGCAGATTTTGCAGGGCCAGCAGACCACCGCCCAGACAATGCAGACCATGACCCAGACATTGCAGGCAAACGCGCTGGGCCTTGGCATCCAGCAGCAGCCGGCGGCAGATGCCGCTACGGTGACAGCCCGAATCATCGACCCAACCTATGGAAAGGAAGTGAAGTAATATGCCTCTTGGTATGGATTTTGCGGACATTGCCGCAATTTTGACTGAGATCAATAAGATGGCCACCGGCCAGGAACCGACGTCCCCCATCGTGGACACGTCTAGCTTTGTGTCTGTTGCGCAGGCCACGTTGCTGACCGGCCCCGACAATTACACCAAGGCGATCAGCCAGGTGCTGGGCCGCACCATCTTTGCCGTGCGCCCCTACGATGCACCCCTGAAGCGCTTGCAGGTCACTGGCGACGACTGGTCTAACCATGTGCGGAAGATCAATTTTTGTGACACCGACCCCGTCACTGACAAGGCGTGGGCGCTGCAAGACGGCCAGAGTGTGGATATGTACGAAGTCCACAAGCCTAAAGTCCTTCAGACAAACTACTACGGCCAGACCAATTATAGCCGCGTGTACACGCAGGCTGATACCCAGATGGAAGCGGCGTTCAAAGGCCCCGAGGAACTGGCGCAATTCTGGTCCTCGTTCGTGCTGCATCTGTCGAACCAGATCGAGGCAGACAGACGGAACCTCGCCAATAACCTGATGGCGAATCATCTGACCGGCATGACGGTTACAAGCCCCAACAGTGTCGTCTATCTGCTCGACGAGTACAACGCCCAGCAGGGCACAAAACTGACCGTACAGGACGTGTATAAGGAAGCAAACTTCCCGGGATTTGCCAAATATGCCTATGGCCGTATCAATGACATTTCCCGCCTGATGAAAGAGCGTTCCATCAACTGGCATCAGAACTGGAAGATCGGCAGCACGACGTACAACATCATGCGCCACACCCCGTATGACCGTCAGCACCTCTATCTGTACAGCGGTACGCAGAGCCAGATCGACGCCCGCGTGATTCCCGAGGTATTCCACGATAACATGTTGAAATACCGCGACGCCGAACAGGTCACTTTCTGGCAGAATATCAACGAGCGCGAGACCATTTCCGCAACGCCTGTTGTGACCACTGCCGCCGGTGAGGCGTCCAAGAATGCAGCAGTGCAGCTCTCCAATGTATTCGGGTGCCTGCTGGACTGGGACGCCATCGGCTACACTCCGAAGCTGTCCCGCGTGGTCCCTACCCCCATGAACGCACGCGGCCTGTATACGAATTTCTGGTACCACTACGGGTGGTCGTGGTACGACGATTTCACCGAGAACGCCGTTCTGTTCCTGATGACCGCCGGAGACGTCACTGTACCCAGCACGGGCAAAGCAGCCAGAGCCTCCACCCTGAAAACCACCACCTACAAGGACGCGGACCCCTCGAAGTCCTGACCGGCACCGGCGGGCATCTGCCCGCCGGTTATTTTTATAGGAGGTGCAAAATGCAAGCTACCTTTTATCAGTTTGCAAAGCGCACAAACAGCACAAAGCGGCCCAGCGGTGGGCAGGAGTTCGGAATTGACCTTAAAGCCCCTTGTAACATCATTGACCCCGAGATCAAGATTGCAACACAAAACGACCCCACCGGGTACAATTATTGCTACCTTCCCACATTCAGCCGGTATTACTGGGTTAAAAATTGGACGTATGCCGATGGGCTCTGGGATGCCTCGCTGACTGTTGACACGCTGGCAAGCTACCGCGACCAAATCGGCAATAGTACGGAGTATGTCACAAGATCGTCGGCACAGTATGATGGTACAATTTCAGATGGACTTTACCCGGCATCGGCTAAAGTGCAAAGTGTAACAACCGCTTTTCAAGGTGGCTTTGCGGAAACAATTAGCGGGGGATTCTTTGTTATTGGGTTTATAGCTAAAGCCGCAAACTCCATTGGGGCTATTACATATGCAGTAATGACCCCTACAAATGCCAAAAAACTATCTGCAAAATTGCTGACTGATGTGTCATACCTTAGTATTGACAATACGGAAATTAGCGACAGTTTAACAAAGGTTCTTTTTAATCCCTATCAATATATCGTAAGTTGCAATTACTTTCCATTTGACATCGCCAAAATCACCGCACATTTACCGCTTGTTTCAAGTGTAGATGTCGGGTGGTGGTCGATAGACGTTCCATGTTGGATTTTGGGAGAAGACAATAACAAATTAACAAAATCGGTGAGCGTGAGTATCCCGAAGCACCCTCAAGCGGTAAGCCGCGGAGGGTATTGTAATGCCTCCCCCTACACGGACTACACTATCTTCTTGCAGCCCTTTGGAGTGATACCTCTTGACGCATCTAAACTGTGGGGCGCTGTCACCTTATCTATACAATATATGGTTGACCTTTTCACCGGTGACAGTATCTTACGTATATTTACCGATTCGAATCAGCTAGTACACGAGACAACCGCCAAACTTGGGGTACCTATTCAACTTTCCAATATTACATTTGATATACCGTCGGGCAGCGGAGGCTTGCTGCATACTGGTATTGCGGCAGCGTTCGGAGGTATCCAGGCAGCATTATCCGGGGGTTCTTTCTCAGACGTCGGAAACGGTATTTTAAATGCTGCACAGGCAACTAATGCAGATGTAGCGAGCAAGGGCGCAACGGGGTCCACAATAGCTTTTGATTCGGTGCCTTATATGGTTGCGCGCTTTAAAATTCTTACGGATGATAACAATACCGACCATGGGAGACCCTTGTGCAAACGTGTGCAAATATCCACTATCCCGGGGTACATCATGGTTGACGATCCGGACATTGCGCTAACAGCAACAGCAGAAGAAATTGACAGTGTCAAAAGTTACATGAAGAATGGTTTTTTCTATGAATAGGAGGCGTGAATAATGGCAGTCTATAAACAGTGTATTACTGACGTGTCGCCAATCAGAGTGACAGCCGGGTATCCGGCGTACTCGGACGGAAGTCCCCACCGGGGCATAGACACGGTGCACGGCAATCACAAAGCCTACGCGCCCGAGGCGGGCGTTGTGGTCGTGGCGCAGCATTGGAATGGCAGCACCTCGGGCGATCAGTCGTGGGGAAACATGATCAAAGTACGGATGGCCGACGGCACCACCTGGCGAGCCGCGCACTTTGCCTCGCAAATTTGGAACGTGGGCGACACAATCTCCAAGGGGCAGTTTATCGGCACGCAGGGCAAAACCGGCAACGCAACGGGCATTCACACGCATTGGGAGTACGCCGACGCCGCCGGAAACTTGAGGGACCCGTCCAGCATTATCAGGATCCCGAATCAGGTGGGGACATGGGACGTCGAATGGGATTCCGGCGGAGGACCTGGCCCAGGTCCCGGGCCGGGCCCAGGTCCCGGGCCGGGTCCGTGGCCCGCTGGTAAATTGCCGGTGTGGTTACTGTTTAAAATGGCAAAAGGAGGTCGTCTGTTATGAGTGCGCCCTACAGCTATGAGCAGATCAATGCTCATGTGTCGCCGGTTACTCCCTCCGTGATGCACACCAAGGGCAACAGCTTATCCTATTATTTCCGCAAGTATCTGTTCCTTGAAGCTGTGTCTATGGTCCGCTGGACGCTCCCCGACACATGGCCCAGTAACCGTTTGCAATATCTTGTTTTCGGTTCCGGCGGTGTTACGGTGTTTAATACAGACCGTTATGGCCTCGTATATGACCGAATGGGACTAACCGGCATCAACATTTTCTATAATCCGACACACTCCATCATTGCAAACCCTTTTATTAAAGGGTCCCCATATTTACAGATCGGAAAGCAGTGCGAGATCATCAATTTGCAGCCCGATTACCGCGGTATGGTGGATATTGTGGCCTATTATGGGGATATGATGGCCCTTGCTGCCCAGACCATCCAGAGCAATTTAATAAACAGCAGGTTAGCATATGTGTTTGCATCTGGTAACAAGGCCGGTGCAGAATCTTTTAAAAAGATGTTTGACCAGATCATGCAGGGCGACCCCGCCGTTTTTGTGGATTCCTCGTTGCTCAAAGCGCCTAAAAATGGGACATCCGGGCAAGCCCCGTGGATGTATTTTGCAACTGACCTCAAAGGGAACTTCATTACAAACGAATTGCTTACAGCCCTTAAAACCATTAAAGCCCTGTTCGATACTGAAGTAGGCATCCCCAACACCAACACAAGCAAGAAAGAGCGGATGCTGACTGACGAAGTCAATTCTAACAACGTTGAGACAGCCGCCAAAGCGTCGCTATGGTTGGACAGCTTGCAGCATGGGTGTGAGCGAGTACACAAGCTCTTTGGAATTGACAAATCTACTTTATGGGTTGATTGGCGTTTTCCGCCCGATACTGGAGCGCAGGAGGTGAACAACGATGCACGCAACATTGAGCTTTAACGGCCTGTTGGCCAGATACCCGAACCTGTTCGATGACTTGAAAGTCCCTGACAGTGTATCTAAAGAAACTGTCTGCAATCAATTACTCTTTGATACGCTGGAATTGGAAGTATTATACGCGGATGGCCCCACGATGCGCAGGGCGCTGGGCGTCTATTCTGAAACCATGCTTCCGAGCTGGACCCGGTACGCCGAGGCGCTGGGCCTTAAATACGATGCTTTGGCATCCGATGACCGAATCAGAACCGCCGACCATGCAGGAACCAGCGGCGGCACAATCAACCGCACAAACGGCGTGAAGGGAACAACTACCCGAGCGCCTAACCTGACCACCACCGGCCAGAATACCGGCAGCGACAGCACCACCCGGGACGTCACGGGGTTCGACAGCGGAACATTGCAAACCGCTGAAAAGAGTACAACGGCCCTTGGAACTGGAAACACCATTACCAGCAGCGGCACGGACACGACCACCACCGATCAGACCACCACCGATAACAACACATCCGAATTGCACAACGGCTACAAAGACACCGTGACCGAGAAGGGCCGGGCAGGGCGAGACCCGCAAGACCTTATTGCCAAAGAGTTGTCCCTTGCAATGGAAAATGCAGTCCATAAAATCGTTACGGACATCCGGGCGAACTTTTGTTTGCTGGTATATTAAGGAGATGTAATTTATGAGTATCAATCCTATCCACAGAGCGCCCTACACCAATTTCCATGATCTCAATCTTGATTGGATTATGGAGGTACTAAACGAGTTTAATACCAAACTGACGAATTTCGTCAGCCTGGCCACGATCAAGTACGCAAACCCGATCCAATGGGACATCACAAGCCAGTACGAGGCTAATACCGTTGTTGTGGACAGCAAAGGTAACGCCTATCTTTCTGTACAGCCGGTGCCGTCCGGTGTTTCTCTGGACCGTACAGAATTCTGGACCAAAATTGGCAATTTCGATGAACTTTGGGCCGATGTCAAAAAGGCCATTACTCCCAACGATGAGGAGCATAGCCCCACCGCGACAGCGGATAGAGCGGTCAACGATCTTGTCTGGGTAAACGGGGCGCTGGTACGTGTCACAAGAGCAATGATTGCCGGTGATGCCTACGTGCCCGGCTCTAACTGCGTTAGCAGCTCCACAAATGAAGTTCTGCACTACCTTATCAATGCATTTAATGAGGGCTTGAGCGCAGAGAAAACGGCCCGGGAGCACGCAGACACGGAGCTTCAGACAGCTATTGACGCGGAAAAAACGGCCAGAGAGGACGCCGACACCCAGCTTCAGACGGATATTAACAATGAGACACAGGCCCGGAAGGACGCCGACACCCAGCTTCAGACGGATATTGACGCGGAGAAAACGGCCCGGAAAGAGGCCATCGACGACCTGAAAAAATCTACCGTCGGGTTGGAGGTGTTCACTACCCCCGAAATGTACGGCGCAAAGGGTGACGGCTCTACGGATGACACCGCAGCAGTTCAGGCCGCTTTTATTGCGGCAACCGTCAACAAACCCATTATCTTGACGGGACAGTATTATTGCACTGAGACAATCACCGTTAAGAGGGATACCACCGTTATCGGTGCCGCATCCCGACCCCGTGCCGTGCTGATTCCTTATTTTATTTTCAGCAATGCCGTCAACCCTGCGTTTTCTATCGTGGGAGTGCAAGACAGTGACGTTGACTATGGCGGCACCCTTGAAAATGTGACTTTCAAGGGCGTGACCGTCGGTCTGAAAAACCCCGCAACTGCTGCAAGCGTGGCCTTTAAAGTGCAGTGGGCCCGGTTCTTCACTCTGGAAGATTGTAGCGTACACGGGTTCACAACGGCAGTAGATTTCGCCAACAACAACGGTATGCTTATCAAGAATTTTGAGTACAGCACAAACGGCTCGGTTGATGTTACCGTATTCAACAAGTTTAACAACGAGGGTAACACGGGCCTGAAATTACAGCATATCGTTATAAACAATTTCTCGGAAGGTATCTCTAAAGCGATTGTCCTGTCCGACACCACCGGAGACGGCCAGTCCGGTGACAGATGGTTTGAAGATTGGCTCTGCGTCGGGCCGTGGAATAACGTTATCTACTACACGCACGGTACTGGATTCAGTCGACACGTTTACATCAACCGTATTTTTGCCGACCACCTTATCGACAATCTCGTGTATCTGGTGGGGTCCGGTGCTAATGAGGACGCACAGATTACCGATATTGGATGCGTAGGAGCTGGAGCAGCATACCGGTGCATTCTCGTAACAGGCTACTGCCGTTTGACGATTACGGGCGTTGCCGGTTCGTCTGCAACGAGCACCTATGACTTTATCTCACTCAACAACGCTACCGACGTTGTGTTGACAAATGCGATACTCGACGGCCCTTCTACGTATTTCATCGCGGTGACAGGTGGTGCTCGAATTGCTGTTTGCAATACCCGCAACACGCAGACGGGCAGCATCAACGTCGCAGGGGATGCGTCCTATTGCCAATGGTGCAATGTATCTACCGTAGGTAACAACAATCTGTTGGTCAAAACGGGCAGCAACAACCAGGCAACCAACGTGCACCCGGCAAGCACTAACTAAATACTCTGCATTATGTGCCCACTCCCCTACCCTAAGGGGTGTGGGTACTATATATTGTGTCTATTGACATTTTGCACAAAGATTTGG